AGAAGAAAACAAAGTAAAACAAAGTAAAACAAAGTAAAAAAAAGAAATAATAAAAATTAAATATTTTATATTTATTATAAATTAAATAAATTTTCAAATAAATATAAAAGAAGATGCCAAGTTTTAAGCCAAAATCAGTAAAAAAAATTAAATACAATAAAAAATCAGCAGTGACACTCGATACCAAACACAAAGAATTCTTAAATGAATTTAATAAAGATGAACAAGATAGAATACCTGATTTAAAGCTAGAAAAACAAGAGTTAAAACAACAATTAAAAAACAAAAATTTAACTATTGAACAGCAGTTAGATATTCAGGATAAAATAAATGATATAAATGAATCTATTAAGGAAATTAAATCAAAGAAAAAAGAATATTTTCTAGATAATTCCAAATATATTTTTGAATATTTTGAAAATAAGAAAAATATATCTGAAGGCGGTATTCAAGCCGCAACAAATAAAACAAAAATGGTAAATTCATTTTTTAAAATCAAAGAAGTAATAGAATCAGATTCTAATGCAAAAAACGAAAACAATAATATTGTTCAAAAATATTTGAGTAATATTGATGACGGATTTCTCGATGTGAATACGTTTGTTTATCAAACAGATATTTGTCAAGTGTGTTGCAAAGGAGAGCTTATTCCGCTTGAAGATGAAGGGATCATGCTTTGCAATAGTTGCTCGCGCAGTATCCCATATTTGATTGAAAATGAGAAACCTTCTTATAAAGAGCCACCCAAAGAAGTCTGCTTCTATGCTTATAAAAGAATCAATCATTTTAAGGAAATTTTAGCACAATTTCAGGGAAAAGAAACAACTCAAATTCCACCGGAGGTTATTGAAAATATAAAATTGCAAATCAAAAAACAACGCATTGAATTAGATCAGATTACCAATATAAAGACAAAGGAAATTTTGAAAAATTTGGGCTATAATAAATACTATGAACATATACCATTTATTAAAGATAAGTTGGGTATTAAACCACCGATCATGTCGCCAGAATTGGAGGAAACATTGTGCAATCTTTTTGTCGAATTACAGGCACCTTATTCCAAATATTGTCCTGATGACCGGGTGAATTTCTTGAATTATTATTATACCGCATATAAGCTTTGCGAACTTTTATGCGAAGATGGATATTTGGAACATTTTCCGATGCTGAAAGACCCGGAAAAACGCATGGAGCAAGACGAAATATGGAAGAAGATTTGCTTGGATTTGGATTGGGAATATATATCGACGATTTAGAAAAAAGATTAATTTAATTTACAAAATGTAAATATATAAAAAAAAATGCAAAATTGGCTAGAAGATATATTTCGCAATTCATTATATTTGTTTCTAAGAATATTATAGCACATAATATTTCTTGAATGTATAATGATAAATATAATATTATATTATTGCTTTTTTTATAACAATGGTTGAACATGAATACTAAAATACCAATAAAAACAATAAAACAATATACAAAATGAATTGTATTTGAATGGTCATATAATAAAACACCCCTTATTCCAATTAAAATAGAAACTATAGAAAAAAAAGAAAATATATCACATCTCAATAATTCGTAAATTATTGTTGTTATACCCATAATAGTCATATTTTTTAAGACAACTTCATTACAATCGTTATTTTTGAGAATACTTGAAATTGAACCATCATTTATTGTATAATAATTATAAACATTATGTATGACATATATGTAAATACATAACATAAATAGTAAAAGAAAATTTTGTAAATATCTGATAAACATTATAAATAACAATATTAAAGTTTTATATATTTATTTTAAATATAATAAATGACAATTTTAACAAATTTTAAATTTTTATATACTAGTAGTAATATAAATTTATTTCATATAAACTTTATATTTTGGTTTTTACTTAAGTTATTTTTTGCTTTACATTATGGTATAAATTTATATTTTGTTCTATATGGATTTTTATTTTGGTCTTTTTGGGAATATACTTACCATCGTTTTGCAATGCATGGACTAAAAAATACAATTTATTATTACAAGATGCATGGATATCATCATACATATCCTAATAAACCATCTCATATCCCGATTTTTCAATATATAATTGTTTCTCCATTTTTTTTCATTTTATCTTATTATATAAATCCAAGTTTTATATTTTCTTATTCAATTGGTCATTTGTCTGGTTTATATTGTTTCGAAAAAATACATTACTCCATACATAACGATTTTAAAATAGAAAAAATTTATTCTAAATATCATATGTATCATCATAAAAATTCAAATAAAGCATTTTGTTTTACAAGCCCTTGTTTCGATATTTTGTGTGGAACTTTTCCAAATGATAAATTTTCATATAATATTATTGGAATTCTACCAATTCCATATATTAGTTTTTATGGTGTCAGTGAAACACAAGCGACCATCTAACCTTGACTAGGCTTATAAGGAAACAATTGTAATTCACGCGTGTTGTAAATAGAGAAATTCGGATCATAATTATTGGCACCTACTCCGGAGCCATAACATGTACCGCCTCTAAGATTTCTACGACGTCTTGTTCTTCTGTTATTTTTTTTGGATTTTCTAGTTTTATTTTGTCTTCTTTTATATGAATGCTTTACCATAATATATATAGTTAGATTTTAAATATATTCTAAATACATTTAAAATTAAAGAACGCACTAAATATATGTCCGGATATTATGGCGCACTTAGCATGGCATCCAATTTATTAGGTATCATTGGATATTTACCAGAAATATATTCAATGATATACAATGTGGAAGTGAAAGTAACCACTAAAATATGGGCCATTTGGATTGCTTCTGGCGGTTTAGCTATTACGTATGGTGTATGTATTGATAACCCATATGTTATAATGACTAGTTGTATTAGTACAGGGATGTGTTTAATTGTTTTCAGTGTGAAAAAATGGCACAAAGCAAAAACGAAAGCAAAAGAGACAAATACAAGTGAAGTGGAAGAGAATAATGAATTAGAAGTATAGTATTTATAAATTTTTTATAAATATTATTTATTTTACATCATTTATGGTGTTAAAATCCCCCAGGGAAACGGACTAGGTTCGCTCCAATTCCAAAACCAGCTCCAGATCTAGCGGTGGCTCCCATCGATGGCACATAGGTGTCAAGGATGCTAAAGGTGGCAGCAGCAGTTAAAGCAATCAAAACAATTTCCTCTACGTTTAGAGAACGTTTAGGGATAGCATAAGCAGCAATAGCTACCATCAAACCCTCAACAAGATACTTAATAATTCTCTTAACAAGTTCAGCAACGTTAATAACTCCGCTCATTATAATAAATAATAAGAAAAAAATATATGTTATAGTAAAATAATCTTTATAAAATAATCTTTATAAAATAATATATTTGCGATAAAAAACTTAAAATTAAATAAATATAAATAATTAAATGGAACGTTCTAAAGACAATAGTTCAAAGAAAACAGGATTTGAGAGAAAAGAGCTCAATGGAAAACCTAATCCTAAATATGTTGATTTATTGGAAGAAGATAAAGCAATTGCCGGTCAGAAATTCGTATGTGTTTCATTTTGTTCTCCCGAAGAAATTTTAAAGAAAAGGGAATTGTTTTATTTCGAAGAATTCCTAAAGAAATGGGAATTAAACAAGTCTATGGAAAAATTTGTGCAATTTCTAAATTTTGTTTCTTTCAAATACAATGTTTCTTTTGACGATTTATCCAATGATTTAAAGGATTTTGTCAAGGAAGAAAGAGAGATTATTTCTAAAACTTCCTTTGAGGATGAGTTCAAAACTTATTTAGATAATAACGAAGAAGAGTTACAAAAGCAGTTTGATATTGCTCACAACTTTCAAACAAGCACGCGTGGTATCAAAATTCGTGGTTCATATCCTACCCAGGAAGAGGCTGAATTGAGAGCCAAAATGTTGCGTGAAATCGATGATAAACATAATATATTTGTTGGACCTGTTGGCATGTGGATGCCATGGGACCCAGAGGCTTACAAGACTGGGCGTGTTGAGTATTTGGAGGAGGAGTTGAATCAGTTGATGAGTGAGAAGCAGAAGAATGAATCGAATGCCAAGACCGCTTTTGATCAACGTGTGAAGGAGTCAAAGCAGAAGGCAATAGATGAGAATATTAAGAATGCCGAGAAATCTGGTAATACGTTGACTCAGACCATTGATGATGAAGGTAATCTTGTTGGTGTGAATGCTAATACACAGGAGTTTGCTTTGAAGGAACAAGAGAATATTTCGACTGCTGATATTTGCATGGAGTTGTTCGATGGAGAGAATGTTGTGGTTGGTAAAACGGATAATGGACAAAGTCAACTAGTATCGGGTCCTTTTTCCAATCCATCTTTCACTACGTAGTAAAAAGGTGGAGCCAAAATTAAATTAATTAATTAGAAAATAAAATCATTTAAACCCAAAACAAATAATATAACTATTATGAAGCTTTGTTATATTATTTCTACTTGTGACAAGTACTTAGATACCCGTGTCAAATACCAAATGGATTCTTTTTTAAAAGACGTGCCAAAAGAGGACATTTATTATTTGACTTCCAAACCGAATATAGAAAAACGCCAATTTGGCTGGAATTGTATGGATGACTCTCATAACATCACATGGAAATACATTCATTTTATCTATAATATGAATATACCCGACTATGATTGGTACATATATATTGATGATGATACATTTGTCTTTCAAAATAGATTAGAAAACTTATTGAAGCAATACAACCAGAATGACTATTATTATATTGGCAAAGAATTAGACCATATTAAAAACGAATTTTGTTTATACATGTCTGGCGGTGCTGGGTACGCAATTTCCAAGGCATTATATTCAAAAATATATGCATACATTCGTAGCATCGGCATCAATGAGGCTTATTATTTTTTAATCAATTTGAAAGAGCAGTTTTGTGATGATTTATGTATTGGATTATGGATAAGAGAAATTGAAAAAAGAGACGCGATTAAAGTAAACCAATTGAACCATAATGGATTTCATTTAGAATCGCACAAATCTGATACCGAAATAGCTGACGCAATTACGTTTCATAAGGTGATAACGGCAGAGCAATATGCATTTTATCAGAGACAAAATATAATTTTGATAAACAATGTTGTTGAAAAAGTGGACACCACATTTGCTCTGGTTACAGATATTGCTTATTTGAAAAAAACAAAGAAAACAATTATCGATTTAAGAAGCCGTGGTAATTGGAAAGGTCCGATTGTTTTGATTACTATCGATTTTGATTTGAATACTAATTTCAAGGATTTTTATAATATAACAGAAGTTAGATTTCCGCAGATAGACAAGACGGCACTTCTGGAAAAGATTGGACCAAATGGTTTCTCAAATAGTGATAAGAGAGAATTAACAAAAACAAATCAATGGGAGAAATTGCATATATTCGATGATTATTTTAAGACATGGCAAAGGGTTGTCTTTTTGGATGCCGGATTGCGTGTATTAGACGATGTTTCAAATTTATTGTCTCTCGATTATAAAAACAAGATTTTGGCACCCATAGATGGTAAGATATCTGAATATAATAAATTTGATTGTCAGCTGTCATACGATAAGCAGGAGCAAATAGATTCTCTCGTTACAGAATTGGGCGACACTATTTTGACGTCTAATTATATGTTGAATTGTATTTGGATTTATGATACAAGTATTTTGGATAAATGTGATAAGAGTCAACTGATTGAAGCAATGAATAGTTATCCATTTTGTAAAACAAATGAGATGGGGATTATGAATATCCTATTTCATTTTAAATATCATTTATGGGAGCCATTTCCTATCAATTCATCTAATAATAAGTATTTATTTGATTGGTGTGAATTGAATAATCCAGGAACAAATTGGAAAGATTATTGTTATATCAAGTATCCAGTTACGATTACTTTTGAAGATACATGAAAAACAACTTTATAAAGTTGTTATATAATAATAATCATTATTGAATACAATAGCAGATTTAATGCTTCTGCTCATTTTAGCCGCGCAAATTCCTTCAGCCTCTGCAGCTTTTGCTATTGAATCCCAACATGACAATAACTGGTTAGTATCTTTTTCTCTCTTATATACTTTTTTACCAGTTGATACTACAAGCTTTGGTTTATATTCGTGTTGTTTTAATGATATTCCATAATAACCCTCATTATTTCCTTCATCTGTCCAAACTGTTGCCTTAAGTGCATATGGTGATAAATTTAAATATTCTTTTATTTCTTTCATATCATTATCTGTTAGTTCTTTACTTACTGAAAATTTCCATTTTTGATATTCTCTCAATAATACAGAATTTAATACTTTTCCAGAATCTGAAAATTGACATACTTGAAATATAAATGTTTCAACTGGTAAATCTATTTGTGATTTTTTATATTCAACGGACTTTAATTTGATGCCTAGATAGCCATGATTTCCTTGAATACGTTTTGGTTTGAATCTAGTATCCATATAATTTTTTAATGCATGAAAAACTTCCTTGGTAGGTTTTACTTGGCTCCATAAACGATATCGTCCTTCAATATTCACTGATAACTCTTCTACATCTGGTCTTACAATACAAATACTATTTACAAATTCATTGAATTTTTCATGTAACTCATCTTCTGGTAATAATACATTTTGATATACAGATTGATTTTCAATTGCAACAGATTCAATGACTTTTTGATTACTTTCTAAAGTTTCTCTCAATTCATTCATTTGAATTGTATTTTTTTCTAATAATATTTTAGTTGATTGTAGTTGTTCTTTTAGAGCAACGCGTATTTTAAATGCCGACTTTTTTAATTCTTATAAATTTTTAATGTTCTTCTTTTGGTATATTTCTTGTTATTCAATTTATTTTTATAGTAATCTTTATTATAAGCATAAATAAAATAGTTTTCATAATTGGTTGGTTTTATTTTATCTATTGATGATTTCACGCTTCCATCTAATGCTGTAAAAGTAGTTGGTTTATCCAATTTTATATAATGTTTCATTTGATTAAAAAATTGCTCTATACTATTTAGTCTTGGATGATAAGGGCAAGTATAAACTAAATAATTTCCACTTTCTTTTATTATTTGTTTTGTGCTTTCTTTTTTATGTATTTGTCCGTTGTCTAAAACAAATAATTTGCCTTTTACTTTACTACATATCTTATTCAAAAATTCATTAAATCTTTCCGCATTTACTGCTCCATTCTGGTATAATTCAGATGCTATACATTTTTTATTATTTATTGCTACAACCAAAGAATATTTTTTGAATACTTCATTATTCGTTGTTTTCTTTATACATCTATCACCTAAAAATGCTCTACAATAATTATGTGTAAGTGATGTGCTTACAGATGTTTCATCAATTGAAATAATGTCTTCCAGATTGAATTTATTTATTACATCAAAAAATTCTTTCAATTCTTCTTTTTCATTTCTAATATTGCCTCTATAAGTTTTTGGAAAATGTTTGAAAGTTGCTCTTTTTCTGGTAATATTATTATCTCTGATAATATCTGATAAATATTGTCTGGATATATCTAATTTCGGAAACTTACTTTTGAGTAATTCTTGTAAAAAGTTCATTTGTATATCGCTATGTTTTCGTAAAGTTTCTTTGATGAATTGTATATGTTGCTTTTCTAATTTATAAGACCCTAATTTTCTGGTTTTTCTATCTACATTTTTATTTTTATCATATCTTTCAGCCCATCGTTTCAAACTTCTTTCACTACATTCAAAAACTTCACATACTTTAACATAGTTTTTGATGTTATGGTAATAATTAACTGCTTTTAACTTCAAATCTGGTGTAAATTGTTTAGTCATTTATATAATAATAGAAATTATATAGATTTGTTAATTTATTATTTACATCTACATTTCCACTTACTACAATTTACACAAAATAAATTATTAGATAGTTTGACTAATTCATATTTTGGATTTTCACATATACATATATTTACTATCATAATACCACATTTACAAGGCTGTTTCAATTGTGCTTCCTCTTCTTTTCTAATTTTTTCTTCTTCTTTTTGTTTTATTGTTTCACGCCATCTTCTTTCTTGTTCTTTTATTAAATATTTATTTCTTTCTTTTTCTTGTCTTTCCTTTTCTATTTTGTCTTGTTTTAACTTTTCATAGTATAAATTTATTTTTATTTTTTCAATTTCTTCAAATTCAATACATTCATCACATTTATAATTTCTAATACATTCAATACTTATATTGCCTTCTTCGTCGATAATTTCACCAGAATTTATTTTATTTATCAAGTCTTCAGCATCTATTTCAACCCAAGGTTCAGGTCGGTTTTCTTCTCTTGTTTTATTTTTATAGCATATTTCAAATATATATTTAATTTTATCATTTTCAATAAATGCTATATCAGCACTTCTATTTGAATTATTAAAATAAAATTTATATTCAATAACTGCTTTTGTATTATCATTATAATCATCATCAAATATATAATAATCAATACCTTCTGAATAACCACAATTTCTTTGTTCGCAATAATTACAACTTCTATGAATAGAAATATTTTTTTTATTGTCTAATAATGATTTCATTAATAATTTTGCGTCTTTATGTATTTGTGTTTCATTTGGTTTATCATAATAATAGCAAGGATTGTCTGATTTATAATGAGCGAAATGAGGTTGTTTTATTTTTCCATTTTTAAAAATTACATCTTTTTCACAACAAGGACATTTATATTTATTTATCTTATTTGCTATTTTAGGATATTCATATTTATTTGTTGTTTTATTAATTGCTCCCATAGAAAAATGGTTAGACATATTTATTATAATATGTAATATAATATTTAAGTAAATTGGAAAAAATATTTAAAAATATATTAGTATGTTATAATAATTTATAAATTGAAACTATTATTGATTACAAGAGATTATATGAAATGTCTATTATTGAAAAAGAAAAAATATTAACAGACAATCAAAAAAAACAAGAAAAAATTAATGAACTAACAGAAGAATTAAACTCATATAAGATTGAAAATTATAGTAAAAAAAACTACTATCAAAAAAATAAGGAGAAAATTATTGAAAAGGTTAAGAAACCTAAAAAACAAACAAATAAGAATAAATAGTTGTTTCATTAAGGTAGTAAATGAAATAACATTAGATGGGAATTTGCTTATCTACCATAAAGTAAGCAGATGATAAACCCATTACATAGAATTTAGTTTATCCTCCTTTTAGGAGGAAGCGCTCGTATTTTTTTGCTAATAAAGTCGGCATTTAAAATACGCGTTGCTCTAAATATTTATTTTCATTTTTTAATTCTTCATTTTCTTTCATTATTCTATTAAAATTATCTATGCTGTATGTTTTTGAGTGAATAATATCTTTGATATGTTTATTTAATTTTTCAATAGTAAAATTATTTGCATCATATGCTATAATTTCCGTTTTATTTTTACCATTTACCTCTATGCTACGAATTTGTCTTTTAATTTTTGGATATGTTTTTATAAGATTTTCGATTTCCACTTTGTTTTGAACACGAAATGCATTTACTAAAATAAAATTAATATATTTTTTTCTATGGTCTAATATCCTTGTCGATAAATCATTTGTATGTCCAAATTTTATTAATTTCTCTCCTACTTCATTAGTATTATCAATAGTGCCAAAATAAATGCATTCTGTATTTAACGGAAATTGAACTATAATGGCTTGTTCTACTGCTCTTTGTTTTTCTTTTTTTGTAGTTTGTAATAATAATTGTTTTTCTTGTTCTGTTGATTGTTTAATTTCTAAAATAATATTATCTTTTTGTTCCAATTGAAGCTTTAATTCAGTTGTTTCTTCTTCTACAATTTCATGTAAGGTTTCTTCAAGTTTCATATAATATTCGTGAATTTCTGATGCCTTTTTTGTTTGCGCTTTCAAACACAAAGATTTAAAGCATTTAATGGTTAATAATATTGTTTGCTTGTTTTGTCCTCCGTGTTTTTCTGAACTCGCTTTTGTTATAACAAAAGCGAGATTCGTATTGTTATTTACACTTTCTTCTGAAAGTTCAGGAGTTATATTTTTATAATCTGTGTCATTAATAAAATGTTTTTCTAATAACATTTTAGCATTTATTTTTTGTTTAAATCCTAACCATTTCCAAATATCATCCAAATCAACTACAAAATCAATATTTTTATCATAATTTAAGTAGCAATAAAAGCTACTAATAAATAATTGTTGTTCAAAACCAGTAAATTTTTCTTTAAATTTATTCAATAACTTATTATTATATGTATTAGAAAGCTTTGTAATTGGATTCTTTTCAATAAGTTCAACAATATTAAGCTCTTGCATCTTATTATACTTTTATTATAAGATACTCTTTAAGTAGTAATATTTGCTTTTATAATTAAAAGCGAGATTTATAAAAGCGAGACGCTTTCCCTATAGAGAAAGCGTTTTTTTCTACCACTTATTCGCCTTTTTGACACTGATTTTGGGTCCAGCTCCACGTTTTTGCGATTTATTTGGGTCATATTGCTCTTCATCGTCATCATCTTTAAGGCTTTTTGATAATTCCCAGAATTCTTTAGACCCTAATCTGAAGTCGCCATGATTGTCGGCCTTGTACCAGAACACTTGGTCATGAAGTTTGTTTGATTTGGAGTTATTATTAATCACAAGACACTCATAATTCTCTGTACATTGATCCATGACCTGACAAAAGCTCTCAAATGTGGGAAACATACCAGCATAATTTTCATAAATACGTCTTCTATTGGCAATATAATTTTCTCTCAATATAAAAACGTAATCAATGTTAGTACGGAGAGTGGGAGGAATACCAAGCGGATATTGCATTGTGATGACCAACATTATCTTCCAATGTCTTCCGTTCATAAATAATAATCGCATCATTTTATCGCGAGCCCATGTGTTATCATAAAGACAATCATCTAAAATTACAAAGGCGCGCGGGTCAATACTACTGCGTTTATATGTCTCCATTTCCTTTTTAATTTGCTTCAACACAGTGCGCTGTCGCTTTAATATATTTTCAATGATTGCAGTATTGTATTCAGTATGGACAAAAAGTTTTGGCACCATTTTGCCGTAAAATCCGTTACCCTCTTCTGTGCCGGAGATAACAGTGCCAATAGGGATATCTTGTTGATAATAAAGAAGGTCTCTTACCAAGAAAGACTTACCAGTATCACGCTTACCAATTAGCACGACAACAGGACCCTTATTTTCATTGGGCTTGAAACTAATATTTTTCATATCAAACTTCTTTAGTTCAAGTGTCATATTTATTAAATTTAGAAATTATATTTTACTTCTTTTTACGCAAATACACGAAATCGACTAAATCAATAAATTTATATTCTTATTTAGAAATAATAATAAGTTAAAAACTAGGATAATTTATATATTATTTAGCTAAAGAATGATAAATGTCAATTATCATAAAAGAAAAAATACTGAACTTTTTAAAAGTTTAGAAGATCCTACCTCTCTCTTTCTCTCTCAGGTACAAAATTACATTCCAATTTATAACAGATTCTTCTCATTAAATGATAGTAATTTTAATGGTATTAATTTAAATAATAAATGGTTTCTTTCGAGTATTAAAGGACAAATTAATGACGATTGTCATTTGTATAATTGCAGGGTAAAGAATATTGATACTGAAAAAGTAAAAGATAAAGAACTTTTTTTTAAATTGGCACCATTATTGGACCCATATAAATATTTGATTGGCAAATATAACGTTGAAGATACTCGTATATTTACACTACCAAAATTGGCATCTACCGATATGGATTGTCATGTCAAATTTATAGACCAAAATAATTCGGCATATGTAGACGGATTATTTTTATATTTAACTAGCCAGTTGATACACACAACACATTTTCCTCATGGTGTCGATTATTATGGCTCTTTTTTAGGTATTAAAAATAATTTTACAATAAATGTATTTGATGATATAGATTATTTAAATAATTCTGAATTTTTTAACAAGAACAAGAATGTTTTATTTAAAATAGATGATTATGCACATTTATTCCAAAATGAGGAAGATAAATTGAAACCTATTCAGATTGACCATAATACAAGCGCCAAATCTCAGTTGTCTATTCAAAGTTTTGATAATGAAGTATTTGAAGAGATGTTTGATGATAATGCATTAGATTTGAATGATTTGAAAAATATGTCTATTGATTTACTAGATATAACAAATACTAATATGGTAGATAATAAAGACAATAACCATGTTACATTGAAATCAAACTCAACTTGTTCATCTAGGTCATCACATACAGCGGATGACGATATTGTTGAGGATGACATCGAACTTGAAGATAATGAAGAAGCAGTAAATGATAAGGAGGATACAAAAGGTCAAAGTACAAAAGGTCAAAGTACAAAAGATGAAGATGAAGATGAAGAAGATGAAGAAGAAGAAGAAGATGAAGAAGATGAAGAAGAAGTCAATGTAATAATACCAAAGTTCCCTGTCCAAGTAATTTGTATGGAATTATGTGAAAATACATTTGACGATTTAATCCTCAATAATGATTTGTCTCCCGAAGAATGGTATTCTGCTCTTATGCAGATTATTATGATTTTAATTACATATCAAAAAGTTTTCAATTTTACACACAATGATCTGCATACAAATAATGTAATGTATAATAAAACCGATGCTAAATTTATTTATTATTGTTATAATAAAAAT